ATGTCTCACAGAAATCATGATGAGTTGTGAATTCAAATGAAGATCTGTAGAACATGTAAAAAAGAAAAGGAGGACATTGCCTTTGAAATAACAACTGTTACAGCAAAGAAAACATATCGTCATGGTATGTGTTATGAATGCAGAAAGGTTGTTAGGAAGGTAGAGAGAGACCTAAAGAAAATACATGGTAAAACAAAACCTTTAGGAACTCCATGTGATTGTTGTGGTAGGACAGATCTACAATTAGTTTTAGATCATTGTCATGAAACAGGAAAACTACGTGGATTTTTATGTAAAGTATGTAATACTAGTATAGGTGCACTAGGTGATAATCTAGAAGGCATTGAACGAGCAAGAAATTATTTGGTTGAAGCAATTATTTGGGAGGGTAAGAAACCATGAATCACATTGGATTGGAAGTTGTATTTTGGACAGTGTTATCAGTATATCTCCTTGCTAAACTTGGAGTATTCAGAAAATGAAAACAAAGAGTTTAAAGTCATATAAAACACCACTAAGATATCCTGGTGGTAAGTCTAGAGCATTGAGTAAACTGTTTCAGTTTATTCCTGATCTAAAAGACTATACAGAATTTCGTGAACCATTTCTAGGCGGTGGTTCTGTAGCAATAGAGATAGGTAAAAGGTATCCACACATAGACATATGGGTCAATGATCTATATGAACCATTGTATAATTTCTGGAAAGTATTGCAATCAGATGGTCAGAAACTTAGAGACATATTGATACAACTCAAACAAAGACACTCAGATCCATCGTCTGCTAAACAATTATTTTTAGATGCTAAAGATTACCTAGCAAAACCAGTAGGAAATAAAATTGATCGTGCTGTATCATTCTATGTTGTAAACAAATGTTCTTTCAGTGGATTGACAGAGAGTAGTGCATTTTCTAAACAAGCATCGGAAAGTAATTTTTCAATGAATGGTATTGAAAAACTCCCAGAGTATTCTTTGATGATTAAGAAATGGAAGATAACTAATCTATCATATGAACAGATGTTATCTGATAAAGAAGGAACTTACATATACTTAGATCCACCATATGAAATTAAATCTAATTTGTATGGTAGAAAAGGGGATATGCATAAAGGATTTAACCATGATGAGTTTGCAACTATATGCGACAAGTCTACATCTCCTATGTTAATATCATATAACTCATCACAGTTAATTAGAGATAGGTTTGATGGGTGGACAGTTGCAGAATTTGCACACACTTACACCATGAGGTCTACAGGATGCTATAATAAAGAACAAGCATCCAGAAAAGAATTAGTTTTATTTAATTATGAAATGTGAAGTAACCTTATACAAAGCAGGAACTGTCTTCAAAGAAGAAGTGATTGCTAAAGACTATCAAGACGCACGTCAAGTTGCTCTTGCTAGAAACCCTAACGCTAGAGTTGTTGGGGTAAATGCTAAGTAAATTTTGGAAGATATGGAAGTATGCACTAGGATCATTTAACGACGAGACAACTAAAAGATATGATGATATAATATGCATTATCAGATCCTTTATCTTCATACAGTTAGTAATTACTAACTGTTTTATTATTGCAGGAAATATACGACACTGGAACGACAATGTACCAACTGAAAGACTACCTATACAGCATCAACCAATCAAAGAAAAACATATTAGTTGATGACATTGATGCGGAAAAGAAATATCCGACATATATTATTAACAGATGTCTAAGTTCCTTTACTGACACTGTGTTGTTTGCTAATGAGATGAACAAGAACCCTCATCTACCAAAGCGTTTGCAGTATGACTTTTATATAAATAGTGTGAAACCTAGGAAGAGATTCTCTCCTTGGGCAAAGAAAGATTCTATTGACTATCTTGAGATCGTAAAAGAGTATTATGGTTATAATGACGATAAGGCACTCCAAGCACTCAGAATTCTCACCAAGAATCAACTAGATTATATCAAAAAAGCATTAAGCAAAGGTGGCAAACATGAACGGTGAACTTGAGATTCAATGGAAGCAATCTGATATGGTTGAAGTCACATTGAACGAACCAGATGATTTCTTGAAAGTTCGTGAGACATTAACACGCATAGGTGTAGCATCAAGAAAAGAGAAAAAGATATATCAATCCTGTCACATACTTCACAAACAGGGTAAGTATTATATCGTACACTTCAAAGAATTATTTGCATTAGACGGAAAGAATACTAATTTATCATTAAACGATATTCAACGCAGGAATAGAATCGTGCAATTGTTATTAGATTGGGGATTAGTAACTACTAATATTGTTAGCAAAGATAAGATATCAGATCTTGCTCCATTAAATCAAATCAAAGTATTAAGTTTCAAGGAAAAGAATGAATGGACGTTAGAATCCAAGTATAATATAGGGAGAAAGAAACAAGAACCTTAATGAAATACCATCTCTACGACGAACAGGAAAGACATCAAGGCAAGTTTAATTCTATTGAGGAATTAAGAACGTTCTTATGTGATAGGAAGTATGATGTCAATTGTGACAAGGACATAGGTTGTACATTTGATTACATAAAACACATTAGATGGTTCTTTGAAATAGAAGAGTAGAAACCGTAACGGTTTTTGGGGGTTTGCACACCTCCTTTTTTTGTGCTACAATTATAAAATATTAATGTGATGCCGAAAGGGTCACTTAATTTACGTCGCTTTACGGAGGACACAATGGTAAACTATACATGGGAGCAATTTACTCCATTCACACTAGGACTCGATGAAACATTCAGCAGACTTGAAACTTTTGCAGGAACAGGAACAAACTATCCTCCTTACAACATCTATAATGGATCTGATTCTAGAACCATATTGGAGGTGGCTCTTGCAGGATTTTCGCAAGGGGACATTTCTGTAGAAACTGAAAGGAATGTTTTAACGATCTCAGCAGACAAATCTTCTAAGGAAGAAAAGAAGTATTCATACAAAGGAATATCTCACAAGAACTTTTCACGTAACTGGCAACTGGCGGATGATGTAGAGGTTGAATCAGTAGATTTTAAAGATGGACTTCTCACAATAAAATTGATGAAAGAACTACCAGAGAAACAAAAACGTCAGAAACATTTTTAATGTTATATAATTTTCCTTCTAACTTTGTTTTTTATACCAAAGTTAAAGACCATGAACAATTAAAGAAAAAGTTATTACCTCAGATATATGCTAATGAATCTGGTATCACATATAAAGGTGAGTATCAAGATTCAATAACAAACTATTTTGAGGAGAACAACATTCTTCTTGACATGGAGGAGGAAATATATCATAATGTAGTATGGGATCCATTCAACCAAATGTTGGAGGATCCCAATTTGAATATCGTTCATAGACCACAGGAATCAAAACTGCAGTCTATGTGGTATAATGTCTATCGTGATGGTAAGTGTTGGCATAAGACACATACACATCCGTCGTCTACATTCTCTGGCATATATCTCTTACATCTAGAAGGAGAGAATGGCACAGTGTTTACTCAACTTGGACATCAATTGTTTGAGATGAACTACAACACAAAAAACAATGTAGAGGGAGAGGTGATTATATTTCCATCATCTCTACCACATAGTGTGGTGTCTTTTGGAACTCATAAGGTTTCTATTTCATTTAACATTATGTCTAGAAATGAAAAGTATGGAAATATATTTTGACAAATTTAATTTTAGGTGCTAGAATATGGCTGTATCTGTTGTCACCTTTAAAACAGGTGATCGTGTTATTACAGAATTAAAAGAGATCTTTGATGAAGAAGGAGACAACAAAAAAGGAGTCTGTCTTCTCATGGAAGAACCATATATTTTAACTCTTGATGGTAGCACACCACAGTATCTTACTGAACAATCTGGTATGGAATATCAGGTAAGGTTTAGTAAATGGAATCCTTACTCTCCCGATTGGCAGTTTAAGATTCCGTATGATTGTGTTATGACAATCAGTAGTCCAGAAAAAGGATTACAAGATGCTTATGAAAAGAAACTTCAAGAAAAAAAGGAACTAACAAATGAATGAAGAATTGATTACTAATCATAATATGAGAATCGTTAGTCTTACAACCTCAGAACGTGTTCTGTGTTTGTTTGGTGAGATTAAAGGTGATGATGATAAGGTAGCAGGGTATAGAATGGTGTATCCATATCTACTTACTCTTGGAGAACTAAATGAGGATGGAACTATTCCTATTAACTATTCTAGATGGTGTCCATATTCTCCTATTGAAGATCATAGAATTAGTGGTGAGCATATTATTAGTGTCGTATATCCTGATAATAATATTGTCAAGAATTATGCTGACAGACTAAAAGAGATTGGTCTAAAGGATGAACAAATTTTCTACGAGGTAAAGGAAGATGGAGATAGCAGCGAATCTACTGCGACTGAGTAATGAATGGATAGTTGCCCAAGTTGATGAAGTAGAAGGTGAGACACTACCTGGTGATCCTGACTGTGTACTTCGTCAACCTTTTATGGTAGACTATGAAGGTAACCTAAGTCAGTGGCCTAAGAACTCTGATGATCGTGAGGTAGTAGTCAGGTCAACTGACATTACTACCATTGTAAGTCCTAGTAAGGATCTACTTGCAAACTATATTAAATCCCTTGAATGAAGTTTTACACAAGTGTTGAACAAGCAGGAAATCGTCTCCTCGTAAGAGGATACAATAATGGTGACAGATACAGCGTTCGGGTTCCTTTTAACCCAACGCTTTTTTTGCCCACAAAAAACTTTTCCAAATGGAAAACACTAGAAGGAGAATGTGTAGAACCACATAAGTTTGGTTCTATATCAGAAGCAAGAGAGTTTGTAAAACAATACAAAGAAATTCCTGACTTTGACATTTATGGGAATACAAGATTTTTATATCAGTACATCGCAGAACAACATCCAGAAGAAGAACTAAAGTTTGATAGTAGTAAGATTCGTATATTCAATATTGATATTGAGACTGCTGCTGAGAATGGATTTCCAGACATAGAATCTGCTGATCAAGAGATACTTGCTATCTCTATCAAAGATAGTTTCTCTGGTAGAATTACTGTGTTTGGTGCAAGACCATACGATAACAAAGATCCTATGGTTGATTACATGCACTTTAGATCGGAAGAAAGTATGATGAATGCTTTCTTAGATTACTGGCAAGCAAATTATCCTGATGTAATTACAGGATGGAACGTGCAGTTGTTTGATATGCCATACATCTGTAATCGTATTGAACGTATACTAGGTGAGAAGTTTGTAAAATTATTATCACCATGGAGATTGGTATCACAACGTGAGATCTTCATCAAAGGTCGTAAACAATTTGCGGTTGATACACTTGGTATATCTACACTTGATTACTTAGAACTATACAAGAAGTTTACTTATTCTAATCAGGAATCATATCGTCTTGACTACATCTGTAATGTAGAACTAGGAGAAAAGAAACTAGATCACTCTGAGTTTGATACATTCAAAGAGTTCTATGAGAACGACTGGCAAAAGTTTATTGATTACAACATCCATGACGTTCGTTTAGTTGATAAACTAGAAGACAAGATGAAATTGATTGAACTCGCATACACTATGGCATATGATGCCAAGGTAAACTATGAAGATGTATTCAGTCAGGTTCGTATGTGGGACAACTACATCTACAATGAGTTAAACAAACGTAGGATTGCCATACCCCCTAAGAAAGAAGCAACAAAGAATGAGAAATACGCAGGAGCATATGTTAAAGAACCGAAACCAGGATTCTATGATTGGGTTGTGTCTTTCGATCTCAACTCTCTGTATCCTCATCTTATTATGCAGTACAATATCTCCCCAGAGACACTCAGGGAAAGCAGACATCCCAGTGCGAGCGTTGAGGGGATTCTAAATCAAAAGGTAGAGATTGATAAACAGTTTGCTACATGTGCTAATGGTGCACAGTATCGTAAAGACGTGCATGGTTTCTTACCAGAGATGATGAAAAAGATGTATGACTCTAGAGTCATCTTCAAAAAGAGAATGATTAAAGCAAAGCAACAGTATGAAAAAACTCCTACTGTTGAACTTACAAAAGAGATTGCTCGCTGTAATAATATACAAATGGCAAAGAAGATTTCTCTCAACTCTGCCTATGGTGCTATTGGCAACGAACACTTTAGATACTATAAGACAGCAAATGCAGAAGCAATTACACTGTCAGGACAGGTTTCTATCCGTTGGATAGAGAACAAAATGAACAGATACCTAAATAAACTACTCTCTACAGAAAAGGTAGATTATGTCATCGCATCTGACACCGACTCAATATATCTTAATCTTGGACCTCTTGTTGATAAATTTTTTGCTGCTAAGTCTAGCGACAAAACAGCAGTTGTTTCCTTACTTGACAAGATATGTCAAGAAAAATTGGAACCATTTATCGAGAAGAGTTATCAGGAGTTGGCGTCGTACGTTTCAGCGTACGAACAAAAAATGAGTATGAAGAGAGAGAATATTGCAGACAGAGGTATATGGACAGCAAAGAAAAGATACATATTAAATGTATGGGACTCAGAAGGAGTTAGATACAATGAACCCAAGATGAAGATCATGGGTCTAGAAACTGCTAGGTCATCAACACCAGCATACTTTCGGGATAAATTATATGCAGCGTTTCAGATTATTATCGGCAAAGACAATGATGAGCTTATCTCTTTCATCAATGGAGTCCGCAGCGAAACAAGGGAGCGACCCTATGATGAAGTCGCCTTCCCACGTGGAGTCAACAATCTATCCAAGTACAGACATCCAACAAACATTTACTCAAAAGGAACCCCGATCCATGTCAGAGGGGCACTCTTATACAACTGGTACGTCAAAAAATATAAAGTAGAACATAAGCATCCATTTATACAGGAGGGTGAGAAGATCAAGTTTATGTACTTGAAAACACCTAACCCTCTACATGAAAACTGTATCAGTTTCTTTGGTGAACTGCCAAAGGAATTTGGTATAGAGAAATATGTTGATTATCAAACACAATTTGAGAAGAGTTTCTTGGAACCTTTGAAAAACGTGCTACAATGTATAGGGTGGACACACGAAAAAGTTATTACTATAGGGAGGTTCTTTGAATGACTAGAAAAGTCTATGTTGTCACTTGGACTAACCACGTCGTTGGTCAGATTGATACCGATAGCATCAAATGTTTTGAGGACTATGAAACTGCTCGTTCGTTTGCAAAAATGATGAGTAGTGATTATGATTATGTAAATTTTTATGAGGATGAAGCAACACAATGGGATTCTTAGATACAGTAATTAAGGACAGTGGCAATGAGTTTGCTAGTATAGTAAGTGATGGAGTTGCTGCGGGTGACGTAGACAACTATGTTGACACTGGTTCATATATTTTTAATGCTCTTTGTAGCGGATCAATATATGGAGGGATACCTTCTAACAAAGTTACTGCACTTGCAGGAGAGAGCAGCACAGGTAAAACATTTTTTGCACTAAGTGTTGTTCGTAATTTTTTAGATGCAAATCCTAAAGGAGGAGTCATATACTTTGAGACAGAATCTGCTATCTCTAAAGAGATGATTGAGTCTCGTGGTATTGATTCTCAACGTATGGTATTGTTTCCAGTATCTACTATTGAAGAATTTAGAACACAAGCTTGTCGTATCGTAGACAAGTATATGAAAGAACCAAAGAGAGAACCAATGATGTTTGTTCTTGATTCTCTTGGTATGTTATCTACATCTAAAGAGATGGAAGATGTCGCTAACGATAAACAAGTTAGAGACATGACTAAATCACAATTAATCAAAGGTGCATTTCGTGTATTGACTTTGAAACTAGGTCAAGCAAAGATACCTATGATTGTGACAAATCATACCTATGATGTAATAGGATCTTACGTACCTACAAAAGAAATGGGTGGAGGAACAGGACTCAAGTATGCAGCATCAACTATCATCTACCTTGGTAAGAAGAAAGAAAAGGATGGCACAACACTTGTTGGTAACATAATAAAATGTGAAGCAAAAAAATCTCGATTAACAAAGGAGGGAAGTAAAGTTGAAACTAGATTGTATTTTGATGAACGTGGACTGGATAAGTATTACGGATTATTGGAGTTGGGTGAACAGTATGGGGTCTTTGAACGTAAAGGAAATAGGATCGTTGTTGGTGGCAGCAGCGTATATCCTTCTGCAATTCTTAAAGACCCAGAAAAATACTTTACCGAAGGAGTAATGAAACAACTGGAGGAGGCAGCAAGAAAGGAATATAGTTATGGTGGTTGATACAATTTTATTTGGAGATTGTCGTGAGACTTTAAAAGAGTTTGATGGCAAGGCAAGAACTTGTGTCACATCACCACCTTATTATGGATTGCGTGACTACGGTGGAGAAGAGTCACAGATAGGACAGGAACAATCACCAGAAGAATACATAAAAAATTTAGTAGAAGTATTCAGATCAGTTCGTGATGTCTTAACTGATGATGGCACATTATGGGTAAACATAGGTGATAGTTATTACAACTATAGACCTGGTAAAGGACAAGCATTACCAAAACAAACTGTAAGTAAAACAAAACAAGATCTACCTGACAAGTGTGCTAAGAGAGGAAACAAATTAGAAGGTCTCAAAGAGAAGGACTTGATAGGTATACCATGGATGTTAGCATTTGCATTACGTGCAGATGGATGGTATCTACGTCAGGATATTATATGGCATAAACCTAATCCTATGCCTGAGTCAGTTAAAGATAGGTGTACTAAATCACACGAATATATTTTTCTACTTTCTAAAAATCGTAAATACTATTATAACAATGAAGCAATTAAAGAACCCGTCAAGCAAGACTGGGGCACTAGAGACAGGACTAAAGGTAAGTACCATAATCCTGGTACTGGGTTGGTTCCTCATAGTGGGTTATCCAAGTCTTATGACAGGAAAAATAAGCGAGATGTTTGGACTGTAACAAACAAACCATATAAGGGAGCACACTTTGCTGTGTATCCACCTGACTTAATTGAACCTTGTATCAAGGCAGGGAGTGAAGAGGGAGACATAGTTCTAGATCCATTCATGGGATCAGGAACAACAGCAGTTGTGTCCAAATCATTAAATAGACATTATATTGGTTGCGAACTACATGAAGACTATGGTAGACTAATACAGAAGAGACTAAGTGAGAAATCATTTGCGAGGTTAAAACTAGAATGACAGAACGAATAGAAGAATCAATTCTAAGGAACCTCATTTACAATGAAACTTATTATAGAAAAGTTGTTCCTTTTATAAAAGCAGATTATTTCCAAGAGTACCATGAAAAAATTGTATTTGAAGAGATTGCAGACTTCGCTGCTAAGTACGATAAAGTACCTACTAAAGAAGTTCTCACAATTAATCTCCAGAACCGAGGAGATCTTACAGAAGAAACATTCAAAGATTCAGTACAGGGAATAAATTCTCTTTCTGATGATTGGGTTGATTACGACTGGTTGTTAGATGCCACAGAAAAATGGTGTCAAGACCGTGCTATATACTTAGCACTCATGCAGTCTATTAAGATTGCTGATGGCGGAGAAACTAAGTTTACCAAGGGTGCTATACCTAGCATCTTACAGGATGCTCTTGCTGTCTCCTTCGACGAACATATAGGACATGACTACATTGAACAATCATCAGACAGATATGAATTTTATCACAGGAAAGAAGAAAAAATTCCCTTTGATTTGGAAAAGTTTAACTTTATTACGAAAGGTGGTCTCCCTAACAAGACTCTCAACATCGCTCTTGCTGGTACAGGTGTCGGGAAGAGTTTATTCATGTGCCACATGGCTGGTTCCGCCCTCACTCAGGGCTACAACGTTCTCTACATTACATGTGAAATGGCAGAGGAGAAGATTGCTGAACGAATTGACGCAAATCTTCTAAACGTAAACGTCAAGGACATCATGGAACTTCCTGAGGTTTTATTTAATTCAAAAGTAAATGAGATCTCTAGAAAAACACAAGGTAAACTGATCATTAAAGAGTACCCTACTGCATCTGCACATGCAGGACATTTTAAGGCACTCTTAAGTGATCTTAAACTGAAGAAAGATTTTGCACCTGATCTTATCTTTATAGACTATCTAAACATTTGTGCATCTGTTAGATATAAAGGTGCTGTTGTTAACTCGTATACTTATGTTAAAGCGATTGCTGAAGAGCTTCGGGGTCTTGCTGTGGAAAGTAATGTACCTATTATCTCTGCCACTCAAACTACTCGTAGTGGGTTTGGTAACTCTGATCCCGATCTCACTGACACTTCTGAGTCTTTTGGTCTCCCTGCCACTGCTGATTTTATGTTTGCCCTTATATCTACTGAGGAGCTCGAGCAACAGGGTCGCATCTTGGTCAAACAACTTAAGAACAGATACAACGACCCGACTGCCTCAAGAAAATTTATTCTGGGAATTGACAGAGCGAAAATGAGGTTGTATGATGTAGCAGAAGATTCATCTGCCATCAATATAGAAGATGAAAAGGTAGGAGAAACCTTACAACAATTCTCACAAACACAAAACCGATTATCTAAATTTGCAGAATGGAACGTATAAAGCATGTGGACTTTGATAGGTACACTCATTTCGTGGATGCTGTCACAAGCACTCCTAGTAAGGATTTTAAATCTCTTGTTGATCGCTTGGGTGAACTTGACAGAGAAGGTGCCAATATTGAACGCCTTACCACTGCTGGTGTTGGGATTAATGCTGAAGGTGGAGAGTTCCTTGAGATCATTAAGAAGATGGTATTCCAAGGTAAACCATGGAACGAAGACAACAGAGAACATCTGATCATTGAACTTGGTGACATCATGTGGTACGTAGCACAAGCATGCATGGCACTCGAAGTATCGTTTGATGATGTGATTGCTACCAATGTTAAGAAACTAGAGAAGCGTTATCCTGAGGGATCTTTTGACGTTTACTTTTCTGAGAATAGGAAGAAAGGAGATAGGTAAGTGGCATTCGACATCCTACCATCTACATTTGAAGAAGCTGGAAAAGCAGTAAAATTTATGAATGAAGCATCTGCTAAAGAAGCATTGCGTTTGTACAGATATTTGCTTCAAAATTATGGAGATGTCGTACAAAATCCTTTAGCATTTGATTCTAGTAAGAAGAATGAATGTAAGATTATAAGGTTGTTAGAAGGTGGATTTACTATAAAACAACTTACAAAAGAATTAAGTCTCACAAAATTGAGACCAGATTTTGGTGATGGTAGTAGAGGAAAAAAAGGAAAGAATAATCAAGGAAGTTTATTTGAGAGAGACATGGAAGTCGCTCTTAACAAATGGATTGATACAAATACTATACAAAACAATAAATACAAAAGTTTTCTCGAAGACATAATAAAATATTATAAGTTAGAAAAATGTCAAAAAATTATTGTAGTTCCTGAGGGTAAATCAAATAAAAAAAGACCAATGAAATTAGT